GTCCGGCGAGCTCGTCGGCGGACTTGCCCTGCGCGATCGCGTAGGCCACCCACACCTCGAGCGACGCGTTGCCCGCGGGACGCTCGCCCGCGGCCGCGGCAGCCGCCTCGGCGACGGCAGCGGCGTCGGCCTGCGCCTTCGCGGCGGCGGCAGCGTCAGCCTGTGCCTGCGCGACGTGCGACGTGGTCGTGATGCCCACCTGGCGCGAGCGCGCGGTGACGACCTTGCCATCGGCGATCAGACCGAGGCGCTCGGCCACGGACTGCTTGTACCGGACACCGCCGGCAACGATCATCTTCTCTGCCTTCTTGGCCATCGCTGGCCCCTTCCTGTGGATGCGGGGAAGACCCCGACTGGGATGCAGGATGCTCACCACCGGGCCGGACCGCGGTGGCGGCGCGGCCCGGTGGTGAGCGTTCGGCTGATCAGCCGGCGGTGAGGTCCACGACGCAGAGCTTCGCCGCGTTGCGGATCAGCTGGGTGGCGCGCAGCTCGGCACGGATGTACGTCAGGTTGCGCTGCGCGTAGTCCTTGTGCTGGTTGAAGGCGAGGATCGCGAGCGCCTCGTAGTCGAGCAGGTGGATCGTCGAGAAGTCCCCGATGATCGCCTGACCGACCTCGATCGCCTGCGACTCGATGCGCTCGTAGCCCCACGCGGTGCGGGGGCCCGAGCCGAACGGGCCAGCGCCGAGGTAGCGCCCCTCGAGGTCCTTGAGGAGGTCCCAGGCCTCGTCGTCCTCGGGGTTGAGGAGGACGCCGCGGATCTGCGCGCCGGAGGTGGTGCGCAGCTTCGTGATGGCCTTGCGGATCGACGTGGGCGCGTCGGTCGCGAACGCCTGCTGAAGGACGCCGGTGGTGTGCAGGATGCCGTCCGGCTCGTCCGGGTTCGTGCCCGAGTCACCGTTGATGAGGGTGTCCTCGACCGTGATCTCGAGGTTCTCGCGCAGCGTGGAGTCGATGAGGGACTGGATCACGCCGTCGTCCGCGAGCTCCTGGTTCGTGACCTCCATGCCGTCGGCGTAGGTCACGGCCTTCGCGTCGGCGGTCTGGGTGGTCAGGTCCGACAGGGGCTTCACGCCGCCGGCGGTCCCGGTGCCGCTGTTGGTGGTGGCCTCCGCGACGACCGCGGCGTTGTTGGTCTTCGCGATGACCTGGCGGTACTGGAACCACGGGCTGTTCGTGGTGCCTCGCGTGATGACCTCGAGGAGGCGGCGCTCGGGCCGGAAGACGAGGTCGTCGACGTCGTCGATCCGCTCCGGGGCGGCGTTGCCGGTGGTGCCGGTGGTGAGGACCTTGCGCGCGCGCAGACGGCCCAGGCCCTCGGCCTTGATCGAGATCGGGGTGTCCTTGCCGACCGGCTTGGGGTGGGCGGCCTTGAACGCCTGGAAGGCGTCGGACTGGACGAAGCGCTCACCGATGGAGAGGCCCTTCGTCTTGGTGGACGCCGCGGGCGCGTCGTCGGCGCTGTCGTGCGCGACGCCGCCGAGACCGTTGAGCGCCTCGGTCGCGGCCTTCTTCTTCTCGATGGTGGTGCGCAGCTCGCCGATCTCCTTGGAGATCTCGACCGCGCGGTCGGCGTCCTGCTCGGTGAAGTCGGGGCCCTGGGCCTTCGCCTTGAGGGTCTCCGCCTCGGCCAGGAGCGCTGCCAGCCTCTGCTCGGGGGTCATGGTGACCTGCCTTCCTTACTTGGTTGTGGAGAGCTCGAGCAGCGCTCGAACATTGGGAGTCGCAGCGCTCGAACGCTGGACGGTGTCGGCGGGAAGCTCGGAGGCGTCCTCAGCGGGAGGCGCGATCGCGGCGGCCTTCTCGGGCTCGAGCACGGGCTCGAGCGGAGCGCGGCCTGCCGTGAGCGCCTGCAGGTGCGCCAGCTCGTCGTCGCTGAGGGCCTTGCCGTGGCGACGCATCCTCTTCGCGAGCGGACCAGCGAAGTCCGCGGCCTTGATGCTGATGAGCTGGGTCTCGGGGTTCATGCCCTTGAAGCAGGGACCCGCTTCCCACAGGTCGACGGCGAGGATGCGGATCCCCGCGAACCACCAAGCCCACTCGTCCTCGGGGTCGTCCGGCTCGATGACCTCGTACTCGAGGACCTCGCCCGACCAGGAGAACTCGACGATGATCCGCTGCTTCATGAGGTCGTACAGGCGTGCACCCTCGGGGATCGACAGGTCGAGGTGTCCCTTCACGAGGAGGCCCTCGTCGGTCTCCTCGATCGCGGAGAAGTAGCCGACGAACGACTGGATCTTGCCGAAGTCGTGCGACCACACCACGGGCATGACGACGTCGCCGCTCGCGAACTTCTTGATGGACTCCGCGAACGCGCCGCGCTCGACGATGTCGCCGGCGTAGTCCTCGTTGCCGAAGACGGACACGAGGGCGGTGAAGGTGCCGGCGGGGTCCTCGGGTCCGGCCGTGGAGACGGTCGTAGCGAGCGCCTTGGTCCTGATGGCGGGCATGCCGCCTCCTCTCGTGGTGTGGTCAGATGTCTTCGGTGCTCATGGCTGGTCCTCACGCGCGTCGGGGTCCGCGTTGTCGCCGCCGACGTTCTGGTCGCCGCTGTCGGACGGCGAGGCCTGGTCCCCGATGATCACGTTGAGCGGTGTGACCAGCTCGTCGGTGCCTGGGATGTGCGGCAGATTCAGACGCGATCGCGCCTCGGCGCGGGTCATGAACGGCCCGCCGGTCGCGGTCTGCAGCAGCCGCACCTGCTCGAAGAACGAGCCCGCCATCGCGGCCTCACGGTTCGCCTCGACGTAGACGTCGGGCGTGACGTCGAGAGCCTCGATGATGCCGCCGATGTTCACGGCTTCCTGGATCTGCACGAACATGGGGCCGAGCGTCGGCCCGAACAGCATCTGGCGGAACGCGTCGATGTTGGAGAAGTTGCCGGCGCGTGCGCCGACGAGCTCGGGCGGGATGAAGAACGCCGACGCCACCTCGGCGTCCGTGAGCCGGCGACCCTCGATGTCCTGCGCATTCTTCGGGCTCAATGCGGCGCCCGCCTCGACGTACTCCATCCCGTCCTCGAGGATGGGGGTGCCTGCGCCGGTGTTGGTGCGCCAAGCGCGCCAGTCCTCAAGGAACCGCTCGCGCTGAACGGGGTCCCACTTCTTCTGCGACGACGGCCGCTTGAGGAACCCCGCAACCTTGGGCACCGCGCGCCACTGGTGGGTGCGCCACTGCACGGCTCGCATGTTCTCCTCGAGCAACGCGGACAGCGTGTGCATCGGTGAGACGCCGCCAGCGCCCGTGGGATGCCAACCCCAGGTCATGATCTTGGGCGCCTCGGTGATGTCGATGTCGTTCAGCCCCGTCGGCGTCTTGATCAAGATCTGACGGACGCGGCCCAGGTAGTCGGACTTGACGCTCAGGAGCGACGGCGGCACGCGGACAATCTCGTCGTCGACGAGGACCGCGCAGCACATGTCGAAGACCATGAGGTCCGTCGCAAGCCCGGCGCGGAGCTGGTAGCCGGAGACGTGCGGTTCAGGATGGGACAGCGCCTTCTCGAGCGGGCTCGAGGCGAGACGCTGGCGGTCGGTGTCGTCGACGCGCTGGTAGGCATGCCAGGCGACCATCGCGAACTGGCGAGCGGCGAACCCGACCACCTTGCGCAGGCTCGGCTGGGTCTTCCACAGCTTCAGTGGATCGGTCGGGGTCGTCGCATACTGGGCGAGCGGGATGCCCGGATCCACGGGAGTGATGGATCCGCCCCACGTGGTCTGCGTCGGGTAGCCGCCGGCGAACGACCCCACCGTGACAGACGTGCCGCTCTTAGCCCTGATGACAGCCATCGCGGGCTACTCCTCGCCGCCGTCAGCCTCGATGTGGAGCGCCTGAACGAACACGACGTGGCGGCGAACAACGTAGATCACGCCATGTGCGTCGACCGGACCGGCGGGGGTGTCGACGACGGGGCGGGTGATCCTCCACGCCCACCACGCCCATCCCGTCTGGACGGTGCCCTCGACGGTGGTGCCGTCGATGAGGTTGAAGCGTGCGCGAGTGCCACGGCGGATCCGCATGGGAGTCTCCTAGGTCAGTGGGTCAGGCGACCGTGAGGCCGTGGTCCTTGTCGTAGGCCGAGGACGTCAGGGCCGCCTCGGACGTGGCCTCGCTGATCGCGTTCATGAGCGCCGACCAGCCGTCGATCTTGTCGGCCGAGTTCTTCTTGTCAGGCTTGACGTTGCCCGCGGGATCGATCGCGACGGCGAGGTTGTCGACCA